TAGTTACATCTTTATCAAGATCAAGTGCGTAGTTATATTGGCTGAACATAGCATAAAGCTCCTTTTCAGTCAACTGACTTTGCCATTGTGAATTCACTCTATCGATGTCAGACTTGCGTGCTTCCTTTTCTGCATTCAATAAGTTTTGTAGTTCTCCAATCTTATCTACTAACGCCTTCTTCTCTCCGCCTGTTGCATTGATTGACTTCTCCTTTGCATCAGCAATAGCTTTAGCTAACATAGGAATGCGATTGTAAGTAGATTGCTCAGTAAGAATGCTTGATTTGATTTCATCATCAAATGCAAACTCATCTAATAAATCTTTAATCTTACTATCCACTGTGCTTAAAGCAGTGCCAGTGAAGTGCTTCTTAATGTTGAAGTTAGTCTTTGCTTCATTCTCAGTCATTAATTTAGATTGAACTGAAGCCATAATATTAGCAGGAACTTGCACATTAGAAAGTGCAGGATTCATTACTAATTGCTTTAACTGCTCATCGGCAGCATCGATTTGTACTCTGTCTGATAATTCTTGAATAAATTCAGCTAATGTCATAGTGTTTTTCCTTTCGGACCTTTATGTTTATGCAAATATAATATAATGCTAAGCATTTTTGAATTTATCTCTCAATTCTTTAGGTACTACTGCAGCACTCACAGGATATAACTGATGATTGCAATTGTAACCTCCGCGATTTATGCGGAAGTTGGAAGCATTAGTACCAGCTATCATTCCTTGTGGAAGTCCTGTTTTCTCATAGATAGGAACTTGCTCTCCGCAAATATTACCACTCACAATCTCTTCCAATTGACTCACATGGATATAAGGCATACAAGATTTCTTTGCTGCTATCAAAGCATCGCAAAACGGCCTTGAAGTATCTTTCAGTGAGCCATCATACTTGTACCATTCTAATCCTAAATCATCAGTAAGCGTTGCATTGTAGTTAGCACTAAACTGATTTAAGCTATCTGTAACAATCTGCTTCGTATATCTCACTAATCTTCCATCTCCAGTATCAGTGTTAAGCATGAATTCTCTTGCTTGCTCGATGAAGTCTGCTCTGCTTCCGCCTGTAGTTACATTCTTAACAAGTATGTCCTTGATTGGTCCTGTATAGTTAGCACCTATTGCATCCTGGCCTAACTGCTCAATCACGCTATCCTGTGCAAGCTGTTGTATCTGCTCAAGTACTGATGGCACTTTATACTTGCCTACTACTGCAGTAAAGTAATCACGCTGTAATGCTGAAATAGTTTTATAATCTTCAATGATTGCATCAAGATCATCCTGATACTCCTTGCTGAAGATAGTCTTATCAAGCTCTGCTTTAATCTTTGCAATAGTCTTAATGTTTTTAACCGAAGGCTTAATTTGTCCTCCAGTAGTTTCGAGTTCAGATGAAAGCTCAAGCACGACCTTATAGGCATCTTCTTGAAGCTTTGGCATCTTTGTATTCCAAGCATCAATTCGAGCTTCTATAAGGTCTGTAATCTGCCTTATTATTGCATCTGCTTTAGCCATCTATTATAATCCTGTTGGAGGTATTGCTTTTGGAGTTCCTACTACATTAACCGCTTGCTCTTCAGTGAAGCCATAAATCTCAATTAACAATGCAATCGCTGCATCTCTATCTGTGATTCCTTGAGCTACTGACTTCTGAATCTCAAGAATACCTTGCACACCTCCTACTGTTCCTTTCAATGTAGCTTGAGCATCTAATCTCTTCTGATCTACTGAATCAGGAACTTCCATACCTTGCACTGGCACTCCACCTGTTACTACTTTAGGAGCTGTTAATTCAGTTGCATATTGTTGCATGATTTTCTCTTGCTCAGTATAAGTCATATCAGCAAAAGAGTCAATTTCATTCATAGCACGAGTTACAAACTTACTGATGTTAGCATGTACTACTAAATCACTTTTGTTAATTGCATCAAATGTTTTTAATAAGCTGATGTTTTCTTCAGGTACTCCTGCGAAAGGATCAAGTTTAAGTTTTAATATCACAAGGTCTTTTACTTTTGACTCGTTAAATTTCTTATCTGCTAATTCAATCTGTGCTGCATTGATAATTGCAGGATCAACTTTAGCTTGTACCATAGAAGTAAGTTCATCTACCAATACCTTTCCGCTAAGCATATCATAACGCTCAGGAACTGGAATGTAAGGAAGTAAAGTATTCACATCTACATTTTGTGCATAGTGCCTCCAAGCAAGTACATCATAACTTACTTCATCCATAATTCTCACTACATCTTCTGCAATTGAATGAACAAAGCTGTAAAGTTCTTCTCTATCTACTTGCTTAGCAACTCCTGATTGAGCGATTGGAGTTTCAGCTAAGAACTCCATATTGATAGCACTTAATGCATCGTAAATATGCTGTCTAATTCTTTCTTCCTGTAGTCGAGCAATCTCAGTCTGCTTCTGAACATAGCCAATCGGAGGAGTAGGAACTGTGCTTTCTCCAGCTTTTGGCATTGGCATGATTACATGCTCGAAAGGATTAAGAGGTAAGATACCTTTACCACTACATGAAGGACATGATATAGGTGCTGAGTTCTCTCTTGGAATCTCTCCTACTCCTTTACATCTACCGCACTGCTGAGGCTGGATGGCCCACATAGTTGAGTGAATGTGCTGAACAATCTCTGCTTGTAAATCACTGTACTCACGCACTGCTTCATTAAGCATTGGCACGATTCCACTGATGCGAGATTCATATAGTGTGCAATGGTTGCCTTGTTCTACTACCATTCCGTTCATATGTCGGATAGGAATATAACCTAAGACATTCGGGAATTGGAATACTTCAGATACTTTTCCATTCTTCTCCTCAAATACCTGAAAGATATCAGGCTGGATAAGATAGAATCTTCTGCCGTTTGTATAATAATAATCATCCTCTTCATAACTGAACATTTCAGCGTCTTGCAACAAATAGAATTCATTGATTCTATAGTCGATGACCTGTGCAGAGGTAAATATTTTTGGATATGGTTTAAAATACTCATTCTCTTGGATGTCATAATTGATAGGCATAGTTAATACCACAGCATTAGCATCTATCAAATATGGCTTGAATGCCACGCTAAACATCCAATTAGTGATGCTACCATTACGAGGCAAATCCTTCATTAAGTACTTCTCAGGTGCTTCATCCTCCGCAATGAATGCAGGAATATTAGTTGGGAAGCTTATCATCCAATCAGAAGATTTACGGATCTTCATCAAGCTGTTGTACACTTTCGTGAACACTGGCTTAGTGATTGGAGTGAATATCTTTTTACGATAGTTTTTAATTTCTTCACTCTCCGCTGGTCTGCGTTCTGATATGAGATCATCAGGAAATTCTCCATTCGCATGGATAGCTAACTCTTCAGCTAATTCTACTGCATCATGGTAGTATGAATGTCTGTATTTAGAACTTAAATACGGCTCAAGGAATGCTGGTGTTACTGCTGCCATTAAATTACTTTTCTTTCACTTAGTTGGTTTATCTTTTGAGCAATTTTCATGCTCGGCATGTTCATCCTGAAGGATGCGTTTTTCGCAAGCTCATCATAAACTTGCATTTGTTGTTGAGGAATCAATTTACCTCCTACACTGAAAGCCATCCATCCTTTTTTAATAGCCATGAGTCCAGGAAATCCTTTCATCGCAGGCTGCCAATAGGTTGGCTGATATGGTGCAAGATGTGGCTGATGATTCACGCTAATCAGTGATAAATTAAAGTAAGGCTCATCAGGTCTATCTCCAGCAAATTCTCTTACCTTTAACTTGTTATCATCGTAGTACATCTCAGCATTAGCAAAGATAGTATAACTTAAGTCATTTTTCTTGAAGTAAATCCATTCAGATGATAAATCATACCACTGCTCTACTTCTCCATAAGCCTCTGCAATATCTTCTTTTGTGGTCCATTCGCTAATTCCTTTCACTATATCATCCTTGCCACGATTAGCCATTGTCCATTGGACCGTACTCATAGACCTCCAAAACTCGTTGAAGTCAGCCATCGGACTAAATATCATGTCTGCATCTACGAATAATGTTTCTTCAAATGGACTTAACTCCGCAAGGTAGAACTTATTCACTAATGGCTTCTCTGACTTAGGCTCGATGATGTAATCAAATATCATTCTTTGTCCAGGATGAAGATGTCTTAATCCTTCTGCATCAGCAATCACTGCTACTTGCACATTCATATCCGCTGACTTAGCTGATAAAGCAAGATTGTAGGCATACTTGCCATACAATGGATGCTTCATTGCTATTGTTACTATTCCTCTCATATACAATTTTTGTTATACAATGTAGGCTCATTCTGTGCCATTAGAGCCACTTTCGATTGAGCAAGGTTATACTTACCATTCTCGCCCCATTCAGGCTCGTAATCCTCTGCAATGCAGAAGAAAGGTTGAGTGCCTATTAATAATGTATCTGATAATAATTGAAGTCTGATAACATCATGTGTTGGCTCATCAACATAGTCAAACCATGCAGTTCTTACCTTACCACTCTGAGCAAATGGTCTGCTCATTGTTCCATCTGAATATAAGTACTGCTCTGTTTTCACAGGATACATTGGATTGAATTGAAGCAATCGCAATCGCTGTCTTAATCGGAAAGTTACATTTGATCCTATAGCGTTAAAGAAAAATCCAAAAGCATAACCTTGATTAGTTCCTTGTACCATTACCGAGCAGTCATGAGATCCTGTTGCATTATAATTTACAATCGTATAAGATTGCGTAGTGATACCTGTGCACTGATCATCAACAGTGATAGTGTAGCAACCACTACTTAATGGAGCTCCTGGTGTTTCAGAACTCTCTAAAGTTTCCCAATCAAAGCACCATATCATTCTATCTGCATAGTATGTGATTGGATTAGTAGCACTACTTGAATCATACCAAATTGAAACTGGAGAGCCATCAGGATAAGTAACTGATATGCGCTGATCATAGCACATCTCTTCAAACTTGATGTCATAGATAACTCCATTCTGTGCTTCAGGATTAGCTAAAATATAAGGCTGTGCTATTGGTCCTGTATATGTAAAGTATTCCGCAAATTCTCCATTAAAATAAGTCTTTGCTAATGTAGCATTAGTGTAATCTTGAATCTCCATGTAAGCAATTGTATCTTCTGGCATATTCATTACTTTGTAACTTAACTTATAGTCAGTTCCACTAAAAATATTGTTGAATATCGTTAAAGGATTTGCAGTAGCTGCTGAGCCATCTATCTTTTGCCATCCGTTTACTGACTCGACATAAGTCCAATGTGCATTAACACTGCCATTAGGCACTACGCATTGTCCTGCTGTTACATCTCTAATTACTAAATTCTTAATTGTAACTGCTGAAGTACTACAATAAAAAGCGAAATCTAAATTGATATAAGAACTAACTATCAAACATCTTCTGCCATCAATATTAGTTTCAAAATTGTTTAATAAGTTAACCCAGTTCCAACTATTTGTTGTGGCATTACCAAATCCAATCTTGAAATCTCCTCCATTGTCATAAGTAAATTCTAAACTAATTAAAAAGATGTTACTAATAGCACCAGGAATAGATTGTATTAATCCAATCTGTGATGCAGTAGGATCTGATGTTGCTCCATTAACTGTCCAAGTCCATGTAGTAGGTGCTCCTGTATTAGTTCCTGTTGCAAAATCATACTCATCCCAATTGCTTAAGTCAGATGCAAAGCTTCCATTATTTACTACATCATTAAATGTAGTCATATCACATGAATAAGCTGTTGATACAGGCTCATTCATAAACTGAATGCAAGTAGTATCTCCAGCTTGTGCAAGCTGTGCATATGCTCTCGTATCATTGTTTAAACAAGGCTGACCTGCAAATAAAGGATCTTCAAATAATATTGGTTGGTTAGGTATAAAACTAATTGCCATTATTCTTACTTATTAATTTGATAGTAGCCATTCCTCTTGTATGGTTATAGGTTAGTTCCGATATCCATCCTCTACGGTAAGGCTGTCCATTCATGTTAAATTGCACTGTTCCGACTGTGTTTGCCATAATGATATCGAAATCATCTTGACACATTGGATACTCCATTTCATAAAGATATAACGGAATATCAGCATTATCTACTGTTACAAAGATACCTCCACCGATTGAATTATCCACGCATTCTAATGATGAATTAGCCTCAAATTGAGCAGTAATTGCAAGCGTTGAAGCAGTCTTTTGAGCTTTGAAAATTACATACCAGCCATCATTCAGGATCAATGGTCCTGTGAAATTATATCCTTGAGCAGGATTAGCCTGACTCATTGTGATTAAGTTCCCAAATTGATTATTACTTTGCAATGTACCTCCAGCATCATATATGAATGCATAGATTCCAATCGTGCAACTTTCTAAAGCTGTAGCATATCCTGTGCTAGTTGCAGTTAATGCAATATTAAAATTGAATACTCCTGCAATAGGTGCCGTGAACTTATTAGCTCCATCGTAATGACCTCCATTATTGAAGATAACATTAGTGAAGTTCATCGTAGTTAATACTCCAATAGCATAAGCAGTTAACTCAGTAGCTTGAAATTCGCCTTCTCCTTTTACTCCTGTGTACTGAGCTAAATCGCCTGGCAGTCCTCCACGATAGCGGTTAAGAATGTAGCTATTAGTTAAGTTAGTATTGTAATACTGAGGCACTGGAGGAGTTATTAAACCTAAGTTGTTATAGTTCCATGTTTGGCCTGATGTAGCTGTTATATATTCCGTTTCAATTAAGAATAAGTTGCTATCATAATCTTGGAATCCATTCAGCTGTTGACAAATTACATTGCTCGATGTGGCCCAATTAGTGCCTAACTCAAGCGTTGTATCAATGTTACATTCTCCTTGCACAATATATTCTTCAGGACCAAAGCCAAAGAAGTGAATTTGCTCTGGAAATAATCCTTGATCAGTTGTAACACTACTTCCTACATTTACTTTAGCGTATATACTTTTAGTATCTACTTTGCTGATGATTTCATACACATCCGTTGCAGTGAATATATTATCATTTGTATATTGATAATCTCTATTCTCGATTCTGATAGTCGGATATTCTCCATATGGATTCTCAACAATAAGCACTAATGGTATTCTGCGATTAACTTCATTCCACAAATCATCAAAACTAAACTGCGATTGAGTGTAGTCATTAGTTGCGTTACCATTCCTGATATTAATACCTGTTGTAAGTGCCAATCCTTTCCATCCATAACCTAATAGTGAGCCTTCCATCTCATCAGTAAAGGCAGTTGTCTGTAAATAATCAGATGTAAACTGAAGCCTTCCATCACTCATAAATTTAATTATGTATTCAAAGGCATCATAAATACGATAACAATTGACTGTTCTTGATACTCCTAAAGTTAAGATATCTAAGAAGTCAACTTCATACACTGGAGGTACTGAAATAGCTACTCCATTCTTACTTCTGCCTGAATCTAATGTAGTGCTGATGCTCTTATTGTTATTTATCATCGCATAATAAGAGTTATCTTCAATCTTTACTGTAGCAGTGCAAGTCCTCTCATTAAATTGGATGTCTGACATGAATAAGTTACCACGCAATAATGTGCGGTAAGTAATTCCATCAGCACTTATTCTTACTTCAAACTTAATCTTAGTGCAATAGCCATCAGTACGAAGCTTTGTGTATAAATAATTATAAGCTTCTCCAGTGAAATCGACATCAGTATCTTGATTCGCAAGTACTGAGTTATACTCATAATCTCGCTTGATAGTTGTTTCAATATCTTCCCAACCTTTGGGAGCATCGTATATTACATCATCTAAAAGAAACTGCATCATGATCTTCTAAGGTTTTGACCTCTTAATAATTCTTTAGCCATCGCTCTACCAATTATGTTAGCATTACCTACCTCAACTGTCTTATTCTTGCTTAATGCTCTTGTTAATGCATAGGTATCAACGGAAGCTTTAATGCTTGATGATCCACCTGATGAAGTTCTGCTCATCACAAAGTTATTGATTTCTGATGGACTAATCTTCTTCTCATAGATGGCTTTGATAGTTGGATGATATGCTTTGTTGGTCTTAGTCGGAATCACTGCCTCTCCTGGCTGAAGGATTGCATGAACACTATCTCGGCCCATGTCAATACCAGGTACTGATAGAGTTCCTTTAGCGAATTGTGGAGGTTTCTGTGCAATGATAGTAGCTAAGTTTAATGCTCCTACCGTACCTGCTAATCCAATTGCATAAGGTACTAATTCAGTTGGTCTAATTGATAACGCATTGATGATACCATTAGCAATTCCCATCGTTGCCTCAATAATACGAGCACGCTTATCTGCTTCCCATTGCTTACGCTTTAGTTCTTTAAGCTTGAGATTATATTGCTTCTCAGTAATTAATTTCTTATCATACTGTGCTTGTAAGTTAGCAATCTCCTGATCAGTCTGAGCCTTTTGTAATGCAGCTAATGAATTACTTAATTCAGATATTGCATTGAATGCAAATTGAGCAGTAGCTATTTTATCTTGAGCAGCTTGCTCATCAGATTTCTTTTGCTCTTGCTTATTCTTATCATCTTGAGCTTTTACTTCCTTTTGAGCACCTTCTATTCTTTTTTGTGCTTCAATTTCAAGTCTTTGCTTATCTGCTAATAATGCTGCTTCTTCTTTACTTCCTTTTTCAGCTAATGCTATTTGATTATCTATTTCTTTTTCCTTTGCATCATTTATAATTTGAGCACGCTTTATTGGATCAGTTTCTTCAGCTAATGCTAATGCTAAAAGTGCATCCTGATATTTCTTTTCTGCTGCAAGTAATTTATCATTTTTACTTTTATTTGAATTAACTTCTTCAGTATTTAATTTATTAATTAAATCGGTATGACCAGCAGCTAATAAATCAATTTCATCTTGTGATGCTTTAGCATTTTGTAATCGCTCTAATTCAATTGCGTAATTTTCATCGGCAAACTTTCTTGCCATTTTAATCCTTTCATTAGGATCAGATATTTCAGCCAATGCATTTTCTTGTAATTTTTTTCTTAATGCATCTGCTAATCTTAATTCTTCTTTTGCTTGTGCCTCTCTTTCTTTTGCATTTTGTTTTGCTTGAGAAGCAGCTTCTTTAGCATCTTGTTTTTTCTTTTCAGCTTGTTGTGCTGCATCTTCTGCTTTTAATGCATCGACAGTAGTTTTAACAGCTTCATTTTTTATTTTTATTGATTTAGTTAAATCTTTATTTGCCTGATCAAGTTCCTTATTCTTTTTAACAGCTTCTACATATTCATCATTAACATAATTTTGAAATACAACCTCCTCTCTTAAATCAGCTCTTCTTCTTGCATTTCTATCTTGTGCTTCAGCATAAGCTTTATTTACTTCACGAATAACTTTATTATTTTTTTCAATGGCAAGATTATTTTCTTTTAACTTTTCATTTACATCTTGAACATCCGCTGCATTATCTCGATAAGTTTTATTTATTTGAGCTTGTAAACTACTTAACTTTCCTTGTGCTAAGGCTAATCTATCAGCTGCATCTGCTGCATCATTTGTTGCTTGTCTTAATGCCTTTTGCGATTCAGTCATTAACTTAATCTTAGATTCAGCTTCTTCCGTATCATCGCTCATTGCTATCATCGCACCTGCCAATGCTGCAATGGCTGCAACTGCTAAGAAGATAGGATTAGTTAATAAAGCCGCTGTAAATCCTTTCGTTGCTACTGCTGCTTGAGTTGATGCTACTGCTTCAGCTTCTGTTGCTACAGTCATTGCTTCCTGTGCTACAGTTGTAAATCCAAGTACTACTTTTACATCCTGATAAGCCTCTTTTAACTGACCTAATGAAGCTATACCTTGAGTAATATTCAAGGCTGCTTGTAACTTTTGAGCGGCTTGTTCTACTTCTTTATTCTTAATTCCAAAAGCTTGAACTGCTCCAGTTGCAATACTAAACGCACCTACTACTCCTTGTGCAAGGTTGCTAAATGCTTTAGCTTTTGCCTCAGGATTCAATAAACCAACTTGGCGATTCAAATCGCCCATCTGATCAGCAAGTGCTCCAGCTTTAACTCTCGCTGCATTGGCTTCCTTACTGAATTCTCCGTACTTCTCTGCTGCCTTCTGAGCCTCTTCTTTTGCTTGTCTTACTTGACTACGCAAACTAACAAAGCCATCTCCAGCATCTTCTGCTGCAGTGGATAGATTATCGAGTGCTTTTACTTCATCATTAGTAACTTTATTGAGAGCTTTTAACTCTTCGGTTGTAGTCTTGACATCCTTACTATCAATGTCGAATACTATCTTAACTGTTTCCATTAACCTTGACCTCTTGAGAGTTTCACATAATGCTTACTTGTTTTGAGCTTACTGCTCCTTTTTTTGGAATGCTTTCCTGGTCTGCTGACCTTGCCTTTCTTCCTGTATAAAGATACAACCTTAATCGCCTTTGCCATTATCTCTCAATCACTTTTTTAACTGATCCATCGGAGTATTGGAATATCTTCATATCTCCTATTACAGTGATTTTAATTAAGTCAGGTACTTGAATGGATGGAGCAGTAGTTGTTGAGTAGATAGTGCTGTAAACACTTCCATAAGTGCCTGTAGCGTTGCATTCTCTTCTGTATCTCCATTCATAGTTAGTGTTCGCCTTTAAATTGGTAGCAATCCAATTATCAGTTGTATCTCCTACTATTTTATTAGTCCAAAAAGTTACTCCTGACTTACGATATTGAATCTTATATCTTAGTCCGCAGTTATCATCTACCCACAAGAACTTAAGTGCTGTGCTTCCAATGCTATCCACTACCATAATAGGAAGATCACACTGACATAAAGTTGTGAAGTATTTCGTTGTAGTATATGTAGAAAGCGTAGTATTTGAAATGGATGCTATTGCATACTCGTAATTAGTGAAAGGAGTCAATGCATAGATTATCTTGCTTGCCGTATCAGGCAGAGTGATATACTTCCAAGTCGATGCACCCACTGCACGATACATAATCTTGTAACCATTAGCACAATTATTCTTACTCCATGTAATAGTTACTGATGTACCTTTAGGAGTTGCCACTATATTAGATGGAGCTTTGAAGCACTCATTGATCAATACTGAAACCTTATAAGTGCTATCTCCTGATGTACCTCCGTTATTATTAGCAGCCATCAGAGCACCGCTCATCTTGACTTGTCCTGATCCAAACGCAGGAGCTACCCAATTCCATGACCATGATGATTGAGTATTCCCACTCTGCGTATGAGTGATGTATTTCGTGCCTGTTATCTTAGTCTTAGTTGTGTTAGTAACTATCATTGTTCCTTTGTAGTTACCTAAGCTATCCTGTGGAGAAGCTTGGAATCCAAAGCGTGAATATCCAGGTTTAGTTACCGTTGCAGTGAATGTGTAAGTCTGTCCAGGAATATAGCCAGTGCTTGGAATGTTACTCGTGATCTTCGCAATAGTTGTATCTGCAAAGACTGCTGTTCCTGAATGACATCCTGAATAAGCACATGAGCGATAGTTAGATGCCTTATCATAAGCATAGCCTGAAGGAGCACCTTCTGGATAACTAATAACGCTGTGAGTTAATCCTAAAGTGAATAGGATGATTGCAATAAATGTAAGTGTGTTTTTCATTATTCTACAATTTGCCAGAAGACCGTTCCATTATCGTTAGCATTTGTACTTCTGATTTCAAAACTAACTCCTTCTATTGTGTTAGGAGCATAGATATACACATTGCCGATAGCAGTAGTGTTATCTTGATTCCTCGTTAATATTACTGACTTACCAGCATAAGGAGTAGTAACGGTTACTCTGCCTAAAGATAAATCAGCATAACCTGAATTAGCCTCAGGTAATAGGCCATCATCCTCCACAGAAAGAAGGACAGTGTTTCCATCAGCATCAAGGCCGTAGTTTTCAGTTCTCATTGTATCCTATGAAATAATGCGTAAATGTTTCCGATTGTTGGATTCAATGCAGTTAGTGAAGATGCATTAGCAGGTAATGCTCCATAAGCTGCTCTTGTTCCATTAATATAAGTTCCCAAAGATGTACCTCCTGCAGCAGTCAATCCAATCACTTGAGCAAAGTTAGTAGTAGTCAAACTTCTAATACCATGAGCCGATGCACTTGATGTAGTAAACGCTGTGAAGTATAAGCCAGGAGTTAATGTGATTGCAGTACCTGGAGTGAATGTCTTTACTCCAATCGTAGCAGCAGATATATCTCCGCTATCCACAACTAAAGTAGTAGGCACTACCGTAGTAGCATCTCCATTGTAAATTCCAAACCTTAATGTACTACCTACCGCTCCTGCTGATGTAACCTCCACTGCTATCTGATCAATAACAATAGTCTTGTGAATAGGTAATGGCACTAAGAATACTGAAGGAGTCGAGTGATTGGTAGCTGTTAGAGTGTTTGTGTTATCACTTGGCACATACCAACGCTGACTCTTGCGATAATAGTTACCGCTTCTTCTATCAATTGTAGCATTATTGAATGTAGTGTAATCAGATGATGATAAAGCTCCTCTATTAGTTGCTGATGCTGTTGGAAGATTTAGTGTATGAGCTGTGCCTGAAGAACTAACTGCAAAGTCAGTTCCACTTGTACCTACTCCTAATGTCTGAGCAGAGCCTGTTAATGAATTTATAGCAGTGATACCTGTGCCTGCCATGATTCCACTTTGCTGAGTAACAGTTAAGATTACTGATGCTGTTGATGGAGGAGGACTGCCTGCAGGATAATACTCCATTGATACGAATGTATGATTAGTAGTACTCCAGTATAACTCATAATACTGACCTGCAACTACATCAAGAAGATAGTTCCAACTTGTAATTATATGACCAGGCTCAGATGGATTCTTTCTCTGTGGTACAGATACAAATCCTGAAGAGCCTGCTACATCACTTCCATTCAATCTCAACCAAATAGTTACATCGTGTAACGCATTGTCTGTATTCTGAAACTGCGAACTAAACTGAAGATTATAGATACCAGTGTTAGCAAAGGTTATTCGAGTAAGGTTAGTGCCATTAGTAACAACTGAAACTCCATTAGATAAGTCAGTTTCTCTAAAAATCATTGCTAATCCTACATTACTTGAAGGAGCTGTTTGCGTAACATTGTCTTGCCACATTCCATAGTAACCTGTTGGAGTTGGAGTACCTCCTCCTGCATAGTTCTCGATGATAGTCTTAATGGCTGCAAGTACTGTGGCCGCTGATCCTGTTGGAGTAGTGAAGTCAGTATATGCAATGGTCCATGATTGGCGGTAAGCATTGTTCTCAACCTTGTGAGATGTAAATACAATGTACTCACCTTGCAACTCTACTGAGCAATAGCATTTCTTGTAATAATAACTACGCAAGCCATCATTCAATTCTACTTCCGTAGCACTATAGTCAGTTAGTGAGTAGCTCATATTATATTGCTAAAGCTCCAGAAACTAATGAATAAACTGCTCCTACATCTAATAGAGTTCCATTAATGATATCAAAATATTCTCCTGCTGAAAATGATATCTGTACATTCTGATATGATAATTCAAATAATTCTGCAGAGCCTGAATCTTGATTATTGATTAAAGTTAAGCTAACTGCATCTGCTGGAAGGTAATAACTATATGCAGTAGTACTATCTCCTGTTGATGTATCAGTGTTATAATTATCTACTACTTCATAACTAAAATTTAAAAATCCGTTTACTACTGTTGCTGTAAAGTTTTGAGCTCCTTTTGCGTATGTTATTGATGCTGGCATTGTGTTGTTTTTAATTTATTTGTCTTGTTTATATGTGTGTTCTAATAGGAGCATGTACTCCCACAGCGTTAATTTGTTACAATTTACTCCATACCTCTGATTCAGTATGGTCCTTTGAATGAATCCATTCTCCGCATTCTTAGCCATTACATATCCTGCAGCTTCATCAATTGATGCCCCGCCACCTTGTCTATCACTGACAAACATATCGCTAAATCTTGCTCTGATAGCGTTGGCAACGGCACTATATCCTTTAGCTGCATCACGATAAAAAAATCATTGACATCTCCTGCCTCCTTCCAGCGTTTGATTTTCTCTTTCGCATACTCAGGATCATAACTGTATGGACTCTCATTCTTATCGAAGAATGCAACCGATGCAAACTTATAGATTAGGTCCGTAGTAGGTACTACGAAATCCAATCTCTCCTTAAGCATCGACACTATCTTCCACAACTCACTAACCTTAATCTGCTTCGGATCATTCACAATCTCATCGAATCGCTCAATGAATGTTTGTAAGTGTTCCTTCTGAAGCCTCATGTTCCACTCTTCGTACACCTGGAGTGCTGTCAGTCCTCGACTTGAGAAGGTATTAAAGTAATCCTTCAATCGATAGTACTGTACTCCGTTACTAATAAAGGCAGGCTCAATCACATGTCCTTCTTCTAACTGCCATACTGTTTTGCCTGTTACCTTCGTAGATAACTTAAGCCATGCGTTTTTCGTAGTAATCTTTAACTTCTTGAATCGCTGTTTCAATCTTTCCATATCTTTTTATTCCATTGTAAATCAATTCCCATCTATTCCACTTGTCAAGCTTGAACTCATGCCCATCAGGATGCTTCCATCTGTAGGCTCTGCTCATACAAGCACATCTGCCTCGTGCTTTGTAACCTATGCTTAATAGGTAATCATTAATATCCGTCATCGATTAGCTTCTTATATATGATTGTGTTCACTGCTGCCAATGCACAAATATAAAGAACTGCTTCCAATATAGCTGACTTCAAATCAGTCCAATCAATAACACTAACCAGGTATGGCCATGAATGCACAGAAGCCATGCAAGTTACACAACCTGCAATAGGCATCCACATCTTGCCCATATATTCCTCGCCTAAATCATTCAACTTCTCGAAGATCATTCCTTCTTCAAAGGCTAATCTCAATCCATTTATATAAAGTGAATTGAGTAATAAGAATAATAATGTTTCTTGCATTAGCATTAGTCAGTTACATTTACAGTTACTTTGAATGTTAGCGTTGCACAAGTGTACTCCACATCATTAACTACCCAGCTCACAGCATCTCCATCGGAATCAACAATAGTCAAAGTATAGAAGCTGTACTGATTAAACATTCCTTCTGTTGCACTCCATTGATACATGGCTAAACCTCCTGACTCACTACTTGAATATGTGCCTTGCTCCCAAACTACTCCTGAAGTGTTATCAGTGTAGTAAGCTGTATAACTGCCATCAGCCAAACCAAGATCAAGATAAAAGCTATCATCGCCACACTGAGTAAGCTGAATGAGTTGGCAAGTGTTGCAGATTGTGGAAGCAGTTGTAGCAGCTTCGAACTGCATCGGATAATAAAAGTTCTCAGTTGTAACATAAATAAAGTATGGCACAAATGTAGGATCTACAATAGTCCAAGTTATAGTTGTAGTATCTAACCATGTACTTCCTCCACTAAATGAATATGAAACAGTTCCTCCATAAAAAGATTGCAAACCAAATTGCATAGAATCCATATCATCAGTTAAACTTCCGTTATTCATACCATTGCTGATTGAATAAGAATTATTAGTGAACATGTTATAGCTTGACAAGTTACCATTGTCTGAAGCATCAATTGTGAATGTTGCTGTATATGTTGCCATGTTACAAATATACTAATTAAAGAAGCGAATCCAATCACGATGGAATGAATTGCAATAATATCTGAAGCAGTCAAGCAAATCCGCCTTCCTTAAATCACTTTGCCTATCCTTGATGATATCTCCATCGCCATCTACCTCCACATACTTCAAGTCCTTAATCAGCCACTCACATGAAGGATCTATCTTGATACAATAGTTCTGAAGCAAACTATTCACGAGCACTCTCGTATCTCGGATGGATGGATTAACTGATGGCTGTTTCATCTGTGCTCTTCCTAACCTCAACTTCGTAGCCACTACATCATAGTATCCTAAGTTACCTTGAGTTAATGCTGATCTATTTGCACCGGTACTATCTCCAGTGATAATGAAGGATGCTTTAGGAAAGGCCACTATGATCTGATCACATAGCTGATAGATGTCAGAGTTCTTCAGATAGAACTCCTTAACCACATGGATGCAACCGTTAATCTGTTGGACCGCTATGCATGTGATAGGATCCACATTGAAGTCGAAAGATAAGTATAGATGCTGACTTGAATCGTATGATACAGGATGGATATGTTTAGTGTCGAAGGCATAAGCGAAAGGATTATTCGTAACATCGACATCCTCTGCAAGTATCTCACATCGGAAAGTAAGCTCATCCAACTGCTCACGCAAGTGATCCACTTCCATAGGATCAATGTGAGGATTATCATAAGTGCTAAGGTTGAATGAACTCCAGCTTGCATCTTCATCTCGTTTGAATAGTTCTTTAAAGTATGTCTGCCCAAACTTCGGAGTAGATAGAATCCACGCATCTCCTTTGTAGTCTATCAGTGTTGCCATGATAGTCTGATTCCAAGCCTCTCGAAACTTCTTAGCCTTCTCAGCCTCATCAATAACTACTCTTGCATACTTCCTTCCTCTCCCACTATCAGGCTCATCCATACTCCAGAAGTCAATCACTCCTCCAGTGATTAATCGCATCTGCTTTGTCTGCTCATTCTTAGATTCAATCACGCTCTTAAGTGCTGTCTTTAACTCAATCCACACATCATTCAAGTCCTTATAAGTAGGTGCATAGTAAGCACATGGTAAGCCATCAAGAGCAATCTGCGGAAGCAGTTCGTTTACTGCCAGTGTAGTCTTGCCCCATCGCCTACCAATCTTCAATACATTGTACCTGGACTTATCGCCAAGTACTTTAGTCTGTCCTGAATGAAGCTCCTTAAGAGTTACTGTTATCTCACTCACGCACTACTCTGATTGTAATGTTATTATCATCGGTCTTAATCTCTTGACTGCTCATCTTCGGATGTAGATAAGGCAAGATATCAGTAATAGCCTTGAGCCTATCCTTAGGCTGTAAAGCATTCATATCAGCAGCGAACTTGTAAAGATCGTACTCATCAAGGTACTCCTTGAAGATATCCTTAATCCAGTTCTTATCTCCAATCATTGTTTATTAGTTTAAATACAAAGATACTACACTTTTACATTTTTACTCCTATACTGATAGAAGTATAAGAATTCATCTATGAATACATCATCAGTAATCAAACCACTCTCAGCTAATCGCAGTGCATAATCTTTGTCCTCTTCAAAGTTAGAATCCTTGTAGCCTATCTTCCTTGCAATCTCTACCTTAACAGGATTAAGATGGTTAAGTGGTCGATGGAAGATATAACAATCCGATGACCTAAATACTTTGTCGATATATCTTAACCCAGCACGATGCACGAACTCAACAGGCTTGATGTTATTGCTCGTGATGATTCCACGAAAGCCAATGCCATCAGGCAGATACTTCATCTTGCTTAAGATAGCGTTTACATAATGAGAAGGCACAAGATCATCATCATCAATAAAGCTGATGTAAGTAGTCTTACAATCATCAAGAGCTCGTTGCCTCTTGTTGCCGATGCTATTCGTTGGATGATTGAATACCTTGACTCGCACCTGATCATTAAGCTGTGGTTTCAATCGAGCCATTAACCTATCCAGGAATGGCTTCCTACTTGGTATAGTTAACACTGCAATTGTCCACAGTTTCTTCATATTGGGAACTTATGTTTTGCTCGTTCAAAGAATATCTTCTCGCCTATCCTCCACGCTGTTCTGCTATTCTCAGATTGGTAGGTCTTATCGTATTTTGACTTATTCACTGAATAGTGCCTATGCTCAATCAGTATATCCGTTCCGTTGTAGTACATGCCATTACTCAAGGCCGTTGCTCGCAAATCATCATCAGCAAACATACTGATGTAGTCAGGATGATACATGTATCCCAACTTCGCATAAGCTTCTCGATTCATTATTGGAATGGTCATTTTCTTGGAAGTTATGCCATCATCCACTTGAAGCAGTCCTGGTCCATCTATCATCTCGAACTTGTGGAGGATTCTTTCATCCCAAAGTTGAGGACTCCACATATCATCCGATACCAGGATCATTATCTGACCAGCACTAACCTTAGCACCTTCATTCGATGCCTCAACCATATTCCTTGTGTTGGCTGTAATAAGCACAGCATTTGAATTAGTAAAGGTCTGATGGTACTGCTCAAGCGATGCATCCTTAATCGATAAGCTAACTATCCACTCATACTCATGATCTCCTGAAGCAGTTTTCATCCAGTGATCATAACACTTCCGAGCCTGAACAGGTCTGCCCAAGCTCGGATGAATTAGTGAAATAAGCATTTTAAAGCGTTTTAAGCGATTAACTTATTAAAAAGGTAGGTCAGTGCCACCTTGTGCTCCAAAGTTATCCTGAGAGCTTGGATTAAAGGTGGGAGTAAGTTCCTTTGCCTTTATGTTTAGGTAGGTTTCGCCTGCCTTTGTTTTCGCAACCCAAGCACTCAGCTGGAGTTCAACGCCATTTACCTTGATCTTGCCTGTGTAATCAGGATGGAGTTCTGTTGTCTTTTTGTTGTTCTTGAACAACGAGCCTTGCATTTCTTTTAGTTCGTAAGCCATTTTTTTAGGTTTTTGTAAAGTTAAGAATTAATGATGAATTTAATGATGAATTTCTTACTGATTATTAGTTCTTTATCTCTTTTTATGATGAATATTTCTTAGAATCATATAAAATAATAGTATAATAAAAAAGATAGAAGAATTTTGGAACGGTTTTTTTGAGGTTTTTTTTTTGCAATTCATCATTTTCTTTAGAGAATCAATGACTTATGCATCATCCAATTCCTCACTATTTTTGCCAATTCCTCATTATTTTTCGGGATTTAGGATGAAGTGAGCTCCATTGCTGGTAGTTTTAGTAAAGTATTCCCACTTCCAATATTCGCAATAAGCCTTAATCCAACCGCTAATCTTGCGATTTGTAACTTTAGCACAGTCATGATCAATGGCTCTGAATTCATTTGCAAGTGTTCCAAGTTCATGATAAACTCCATGCTCATACTCTTTTAGCTTAAACCATTCAATAAAGGTATCAGGCACAGCATTCTTGAGTTTCTTAAGGCTTAAGTTCTTGTTTACTGGCTTTGCTACTCCATGAAGTAAGTACTGTTGCACGCACCACATCATAAAGTTATCAAATAGATTCCACTCAGTATCGGACCAATCATCGTATAGGTTATGGCCAAACTCATCACGAGGCGAGAAGTTAGGCTTGTAGTATTGCTTCAGTTCGATTTCGATTCTTCTACGCTCATGCGATGCACCTGATCCTTGAATAATATAGTTGGAAGTAATGATAAGCTTAGGCGATTCAGGATAATGAATATAGAATGAATCCTTGTTCTTCTTTTCTACCTCAATACCTTCACTAACCATTGAGAACTGCTTCTCAAAGTCAAACATTCGATTAACATCTTCCAGTGCTATGACTTGCGTTGACAGTGTTACTCGCTGCCAAACAAAAGACTTATTAGGATTGAATGCTTTGCCATCCATAGTAACCATGTTCTTGATTTTGGATAAACCTTTAAGGAATACTCCTTTACCTACTCCGCCTTCAGGATTATCTGATATTACCTCATCGGTAAGGATTACAGCACGAGGAACTGCAGGATCTTTGAAGTTGTGGAGGATATATCCGATAGTACGGCACATGGCATGAAATCGCTGATTAATGTTTTCTTTGATATCATCATCAAGCAATTCATATTTCTCAGGAGTAGTACCTGTTGTGATGTTCCAAATAAATCTACAGAACTCTGATTTAACCAACTCATCGGGATTTCCGATAAGTTCGATACTTCTTTTGATTACTTGATCTTCCCAAATATATCCTGGTAGTGTAAGGCTCTTATCAACTGTTTTAATTGAATCTTTATCAATTACTACCCAATAATTTTGATAGAAGAAGTAGGCAGTAGTACGCTCATCACGAAGCCACTTAATAGTTTTTGGAGTAATCCATTCAAGCTGACTATCTCTAAGATATTCATTGTTTAGTTTACGGATAACTTGTGATTTGATAAATTCTTCGCACATATTATCCTTCATGTATTGCTTTATTTTGCCTTTAATATCAGCAATTGATATTTCGGAGATATGACAATTATCATCGTGAATCATGATCCAATCCTTATCAGTTATCATGAATCGATAGATAAAGTTCTTCTCATACCATTGCTCTAAAATAGTATTATCAATAGACACCTGACCTCTTGCGTTAACCTTCCAAAACAAAGATTCATCAATTTTATTCTTTGCTTCGTTGGCTGCTTCATTGGCTACTTCTTGAGATACATTATCTTCTTTTTGCAGAGTTTCAATTACTTCATCACGAGTAAATTTATTCCTAAAAAGATTCTCAGCTTTGTTGACTATGGTTGAATCAGTAAAGGATTTGGTCTTGAACTCGTGAGCATTGGCTGCATACGCTGATTTAATAGTCCTGCGGATTTCAGACTCATTGAAGCCTTCATCAGCGAACTGGAGCGTTTGATATACTGCCTGAGATTCTCCAATTCCAAATCGATTGAACTCACATGCTAAGATGTAGCAAGCATTGTTACGGTTGCCTTTGCTGAACTCTGCTGAATGTTGCTTGAGTAATCGCTCGATGATCTTATCTTCTGAATTGACATAGTATGGATTCCTGGCCTGTTGCTTCTCATACTTGACTTCCTTCTTTGGAAGAAGCTTGTAGAAGATTGGAGCATCAGGATTGAAGTACATGTTAGGATCAAATGAAAGGTAGCATCCACGAGATATGTTCTTGCACTTCTCATCAATGGTTTCAAGTCCGAAGTAGTCAGATAGTGAAAGGTAGTACTCGCCATGATCCTTGATGTTCTCAGGAATACGGACAAGGACCTTTACTCCTGTTGCGGTTGGAGAGATGAATGCAGCGTAGATGTATTCCTTCTTCTGCATGATACTATCAAATGATTCATCATCGAAGTCCAAGCAGATTAGTCCTGAATGCTTGATGCAGTCCTTATCGGTACGCTTTAGGAATGTACCTGACCAGCAGATAAGAGGTAGATGCTTCTTTAGTTCCTTCTCTTCAGCTTCAGTAGGTAGGCTTCGCAGTTTGGATATGATATCAAGATGCTTGTTTTGCTCTTGATTCTTGATGCGATTAAGCATATCCTCCACAGACATAGTCCATCCATGCTCTACCTCGTAGTGAGTTTTATAAACACTTACTTCCATTCCCAGCCTTCAGGATAAAAGGTACGAGTTTTAGTTCTTTGGACTGATGCCAAGATATCGATTTGAGTCGGTATTCCCAAGATGCTTCTTCTACGAATGAACTCGCAGAAAAGATTGTAATTAATTCTCATTCTCATTGTCAAGTAGGTTTTGGTTAAGAAATTGAGTTTCGTAATTAGTTCTTCTCACTCCATCAGTTGCTCTGATGTAGTCAGTTTCAAGCTTACCGGTGTTAATAATTACCTGTGCTACTTGAGCGATTGTTTCAGCCTTCTCGATAGTCATTGAGTTAGGCTCTTCATCCTTGAGCATTTCGATTACTTCAAACAGATGATTCCTTAGGTCATTGATCTTGTTTCTTGCCATTTTTGATAGTTTTTTTAAGTTTGGTTAGTACTCTAATGGTTTGTTTTATTTCAGGATCAAGTCTATGCAAGGTATTTCGTTGCATATTTTCTTGCCTGGTAATGCACTCAAGATTTTCGAGTGTTACATTTAATGTGTTGCGATCCTTAAATACAATGATATGATTTTTTGGGATAGGACCATATGCATCTTGATAAATTTTTACATGAAGCGGCATCCATTTAGCTTTAGACAGTCTGATGTAGTAATAATTTTTCTTTGACTTATCATGTCGAAGTGTGATTGCTCCATCGTGTTTAGTGTTTGGAGGTAGGCCACCTTTTTTAAATTGCGTTTTAGCTATTTTATCATAGCTTTCAGCATCCATGTAATCCTTTGGACTTTTGTCTTTATTCCAGGACTTATGTCCTTTCGTGAATCGATGAGCCTTGCCAGCTTCAATCATCCTACCTCTACCTGATAGCTTCCAATTGTTAAGATATTCTTTAGTCTTTTTGACATTGAATCGAGATACTATACGATATACAATCTCAACAGTTGTGTTTAAATCGGCAGCTATTACTTTGGTATCTTCGTTAGGATATCTTCTGATGACTTCATCAATAAGGTTTGTAGTGTACCTTCCCATTTGCTCTGAATCCTTTAAAAACATTCTTACGATTCTTCCCAGCTACATCATAACTAACATGCACCCAATCAGGATTGGTATCCGTTCCGAACTCCCATATTAACTGATCAAAGTTAAGGTGCTGTTTAATGTAGTTAAACAATTGAGCGTTGGTTACTCCATTCATTGTTCCATCAAGGTCCAAGTCGAATGCTTCGCCTCGCATGTGTTGCGAGCTTCCTGATGAGCCTGATATCGCTGCATTTAGTTCTTTGCTACGGAATCCTGATGTGATAGGAATCTTTACGAGAAATTTCTCACAGCACTTATCATAGATGTTAGTAGCTAAGGCCTGGAGTGCCATTATTTGCTGTTGGTTAGGCTTATTGTCGATGCCAAGCCTGATGGCTGTTGCTGACTTGCAGCATTCTTCGAGAGTTAGGTACTTTCCGATTACCATTGTTATAGTTTAGGTTTTTTATGTTCGTAGATTATCAGTACTATAAATAAGCACAGCATAAAAACTACATACATATTGGTTAGTATAAATAAGTAGCACATGTGATTATGAGTGATGAAATGTAAATAACTTTTGCGATAGTTTCGTATCGGTTAATCTGTTTATACATTCTTCCTAAGGCATATGAGTTAGGTGCTTGCCATTGCTTTCTGCGAAGCCTTTTAGCCTGCCACTGGAAGTAGAATCCAATGGCTAAGCTAATTAGTGGGATAAGTATCTTGATCATTGCTTACCTCCGTACTTCCATGCATAGTGATTCACTACGAGTCCGACAAGTAGGCCTGCTGCTGCTGACTTCCAAAACATATTACCTTGTTTCTTCTTATTTAAGTCAGACTTCAGCTTATCCATTGCAATAGTCATATCCTTCTCGTTACTCTCGTACTCCTGGATAAGGTCGTTCTTTGCCTTCATCTGAGCATCGTGTCTGCCGATTATATCATCCTTCTGTGCGATAATTCCATCCTTGAAAGTTAAGTTTTGCTCAAGTAAAACAATTGCTTGTTTATCAGCATCGGATTTGATAAGGTCCTCAATCATGTAGCCAACAAGCTTCTTGCTCATTACTACGGTACTATCTTGATCACTTGCGGTCTTTGTAGCGGTCTGACAGATAGCTATTGAACTGATCAGAAGACCAGGTACTAACAGTATTAGCTTTTTCATTTGATTTTACTTTTATGTATTTAACTTTTTGAACATTGTTTTGAATCATATTATTCAATATTTCAATTGAATCTTTTGCTCTCTCAAGTGCGATGCTATCAAGTGTATTGCGTTTAGCCACTTCAATAGTCTGCTCTTTTTTAGGCTTGTAATCATCCTCGATGACTACCTCTGCATCCTGATTGCATTTTGCTATGATAAGCACAATGAACAAGAATGCGAAAGCCATTGTAATGTATAACCACTTTTTCATTTGATAACTGAATTGATGTTTTCTAAGAATAATATTGCTTGAATAATCTGAGCCTTATCAGCATAAGGTATGATCTCATACAACTCGACATTGACAGTCTTGTTGAAGTTAGCCGTTATCTTGCTGACTGCATCACGCTTGTTCTTTAGATACTTGCTGGAAGGCATATCGACTGCTCCTGTAGTATCAGTCATTGTGAATGATGAGTAAGGCACAGCCAATGCAAGCTGTTGCACTTGTTCAAGATAGATTTTCGTGAGTTGCATTTTACTCATCTGTTCGTAGGATTGCTCCTGCTGTGCACTGGCCTTCATCCCGAAAGCGAGTAGCACAATCATTAATGGTTTTTTCATATTTGATTCCAATCGTTTATAAATTGATCCCAAGTGCGAGCCACAAGGTAGATTCCGCCTGCCTTCTCAATATCATCCTTCATCCTAAGCTGGAATTCGGAGAGCTTGTCGTTACCATACTTAATCTCTATTGCTACTGTTATTGCAAAGAATTTACCTTGATGCTGCACTCGTTTACTTGCCATGATATCAGCTATGCCTCTACGCGTATTTGACTTCCTGAAGCGTTTTAGTTTCGTATCGTAAATACCTGTATTATTAATGCGATCAGCATAGTTACCAGTATATCTAATGAAAGCTTCAATAGACCTCGTGAGCTCATTAGCTCCTTTCTCTGTGAAAGGTCGAGTTGGAAAGAGGTCTTTACGAGCCTCACAATTAGGCATATCTTTGAACTTTGCATCATGGATTGCTTGAGTTAGTTGTAGTAGAGTCATAAGGTGCTAAATTACTGATTTTTATCGTAGTTACCACCACAGGTATCACAGACAAAGATACTTTGCTCTTCAAATGTGTAGTAATCTTCTCCGAATATTTTAGTGATGTTATGGTCCACTACATAAGTAATATCATCTCTCATTGTTAATGTCCAATATCCTGCAAGTGATTTATGAGGCACTAAAGAAATAATATGATTTATATTAATTACTATTCGCCCAGCTTCATAATAAGTGATTTGATTATCTCTTGTGGAAGCATACATGTGATTTAGTTTGATAAACTTACTTTCCATTTTTAATTTGTTTAAAGATTTTAAACTTTTGCATTTTTTCTTTCACATAAACCACATCAGAATTGATGAATTCAATCTTGATAAGATTTAGTTTTCTCGATGCATACTCAAATATTGCAGGTGCAATAGAGTGAATGTTTTCAGGATCAAAGCCTACAAGTTCGTACACAGGCTCTCCAGTCGATACTGATTTTCCAATCAGCATCATTAGTTTCAGTTGTTTTGACATATTAATTAATTTTTGGTTATAAACTTATCTCTCCAAAAAAGTATCTCATTTTTTGAGATATATTCTAATTCATGTGCTCTAATGGACCTGATAAAGTCCTGGCACTGTTGTAATGTGGCATTTTCTAATAAAGTAAAATAGCCGTTTGAGTTTGCCTCGTGTCTGCAAGGATATGAATCCTGATGGAAGCATTGCTGATTTTCGGAGAATTCTAATCTCCAGAGTGTTTTTGACATATTGTTAGTTTTTGAGTTGCGAATTCGGTACAATATTACGAATGTTTTATTTAATGGATTTGAACAATTTATGTTACTTCTTAACACTTCTAAAAAAGTTATATGCAAATCCAATAATACTAAAGAGTATTATACTTGCTGGTATTACAAATATGTAAACTCCAAGCATTTTGAATAATGCATAAGATATACTGAATGGTAGAGCTATCATAACTGCTAAGCAAAATCCCATCTCTATATTGTGAAGGTTGAATAATTTTCTCATATGAGTTCATCAGCGTTAATATTATGATTGTCGAAGTGTTCAAGTATCTTAGTCATCACTGTTTCTGATGATAATTCTCCTTGCTCCTCCATCCATTCTAATTCCTTGCGGATGTTTCTCAGTTCCCACAGCACCAATGCCATGTCTAATGCTTTGATGCATCTCAGATGATTCTTGATATCATCAGGCTCATTTAGGTCGAATTCGAGTCTAGCTTTCATAAGTGTATTATATTGCTCTTTGGTTTGTATTTTTGTTAATAATTGAACTATTAGTACCTTATCAGGTATAATTAATTAAGTATTGACTATATCATACCTTATTGGGTATAAACTTTATACTACCTGGTATTATACTACTCAGTATCATTCCTAAAACTTATCAGATGTCCGATGTTTTAGTACTACTTAAATAAATGCTTGTCTTTCCAAGCTGTCAGGATTTTTTATCTATGCAGTGCTTCTCCTTGCACTATTTCAGATGGTTACAAATTGTAACGGTTAGCATTTGTTACCTCCTTCATCTGCAAAGTTCTTCTTAAAGAATGCTACTCGCTTCTTCTCCTGCTCAAACTCATCGAAAGTCAATATCTCCTCGTTGTAATGGATGAGTATGTGATCATACACTTCCAGGTCTAATGCCCATTTATCTTCAGTCATGTATCCTGAGCGAAAGGCTTGGTCAATGTTTCGGAGTTCTTGGCCTTTAAGCTCATTGCAAAGCTCTATAAGGTCGTTAATCATATTGTGAGTGTACTTATTCCACTCGAAGTTAGTTTGCTCTTCTATTAGCTTATTTTTGATTATTTCGGTTAGTAGTTTCATGGCTTAGAATCTTAATGCAACTTTTTCTCTTCTACGATAATTATAAATTTCTTCAATTAACGAAATGTATTGTTTATAATCAGTACAATCAACCATTGCAGTAGGTTGCAATTTTACTTTTTGAAGAAATTCAGTTAATTCAAATTGTGGTTTATTGAATAAAGTCAGCATAGCATATACAAAACTTCTTCTTTTATATCCAGGATACAAATCTTTGAAAAGACATATCATATCAGCTTTATGTTCTGCATCTTGATAATTTTTTATTTTAAAATCACCATTATGAAAATCTTGAGTTATACTACCACCACTCATTGCCATACCTGATAACATTGCCAAATTAGAATTATGATCAAAACCATATTTTTCTTTAAATTCTTTATAATATAGATAATCTTTATAACCTAAATTACAATAACCATTTAAGTAATCTTCAGCATTCCAAGTTTTAGAAACTGCATTTAATACATGAACTTCTTTTAATCCATAACCTTTGCAAATTACATAGTTTAATGGAAGTCCTAAAGTTTTAATTACTTCAAATCTGTGATGTCCATCAATAATTTCATAATTTTCATTTACAGTAATAATAGTAAATAAATAATTTTCACTCATTGATTTTTTTAATCTTGCTAAATGCAAAAGATTTTTGTTTCTATTACCTTCTATTCCTTTAAATAAAAAGTAATCATTAGTTGTGTGAACTTGGTTACTATTTTTCACCATTGGTTCTGATTTTGAATAATACATTTGTTTTATATGGGTTTTATAACTCCGCCCAGAAGTGTTAGTTAATTTCTAAAATTGTGTGTAAATTATCGGGATAAGGTTTCTTGATTCCTGTTATCTGTGCATCCAGGATCCTGAGCTTCCTGGATGTGTTGCGTAGATTATCTCGAAGTATCTTGAGCATTTGCTCGCCACCTTTATTCGCCTTGCCATGACATATAACTTTATCTTTGATATTATCTCTCCAACTTTCATACTTGCTAAGTGTATCCAAGTATTCTTCGAAGAGTAAATCTCTTCTATTGATTAAGGATATCTTGAGATGATTCATTTTGATTGCAGTTTGGACAGTAATCATCAATTCTGAGGTCATAGTTAGTTTCGCATTTTTCGCATTTGTGCCATGCTTCGTGATTGTTTTCAAGCTTGTGGAAGAATTCTCTCAGGCCCCAGTAAAGCCTTTCTTGATCAGTGTGAGATTTAGTGCGGATGTAATCCATCAAATCACTCCATACTACTGACTGCTCGTGCAGTTCATCAAGATCATAGTACTTGGATATGTGCTTGCTGAATCTTGTTGCTTGGACCATGTAGTCATTAAGCATCATTTTGGTTTTCTTTTCGAGAGTGCCTTTCAGAGCATAACTCCAGGCCTCTGCTTGCTGAGTTAGTGAGATGAACATGAATAATGCCCATTGCTCCTTTGTCATTCTTTGCTCCATGTGATTGCGTAGGTTGTAGTTGATTTCTTTTGTGGAGGATAAATTGTGATGATTTCTCCTGTGCTTTCATCGACATATGTGAATCGCTCTTTAAGAGTCTTAAGGAATGCTTCACGCTCTTTTCTTCTTTCAGTCAGCATCTGCATCTTCTTATCGATGTCATTCCATATTGCATCTTCGCAATGGCTGAAGTCATACTTGATGCCAGCCTCTTTGATGTCGAATGTAGCACCATGAAATGTCATTCTTTCCTTGCCGTACTTGGTTTGCTCTGCAATAACTCTTTGGCGAAGTTCTTCCTTAACATTATTGATTACATCTTCAACAAATTTGAACTGAGCAGCCACTTGTAAAGGATGCATAAATCCTTCATCGATGTCATTAAGTAATGCTAATGATGTTTCTTTAATTATCTCTTTGTTTACTTCATTACCGTAGTAAACTACATCTCTGATGTCTGGTTTGTTTCTCATTGCTCTGTTAGTTGTTTAAGTTGAGATTCGGTTAATTGATACTTCTGCTTCACGATATTAATATCGCCTCCATTGGCAAGCCAAGCCTTTGTTTCGTTGATCTTGTTATCAGGAAACTTCTGCTTTACTAACGCATCAGATGAAGCTCCATCGTCATCATCATCAGAGTTAATTTGAAGTAATGCAGAGATAGTGTAACGCTTCAAGTAAGTAAGTCCTCCACCAGCGTTCTGTAAGTTGTTAGTGTTGTTGCCTTGCATAGCTACAAAAGTGAATTTAGATGCAATGAACTGACCTGAACTATGCATAAGCATTGTGATTAACTCTCCGCCTGCTAAGTGCTGATGGATTATCAAACCATTCTCTGTAAGCACTGGCTTTACCTTTAGTAAGATTTCATCAAGCGTTGTATAGCTTCGAGTCTTACCTCCACCTACCGGTACTGTTCTATCTTTGGTGATTTTAATGTCTGCCTTATGAAAGTTGAGCAGAGCTTGGACAATCTTGTCCTGATCAGCACTGGTCCAATAAGAATCAGTGTGATAAATGATGTTTGCGATTTCAGTCATTTTTTTTCTATTTAAATATTAAGTCTTTTTTCATTTCGATTACTAACTCGTAGAGTTCAAGAGATAAGGCAAGTTCAATTAGTTGCTCTGCTCTCTTATCTGATTGAGTGCAATCGAACTCAATTCGGATCACTTGACATAAGAGCTCGAGCTGCTTCTTTGTCAAATTCATATAGTAGCTGTCCTTTTCGTGTAACATATACTTTAGAGATTGAAGGATGATGGTCGAATTGTGAGCACCAATACATCCATAGGTTAACATCTGTTGTAAATAGCTTACGCTTCATGTTTGCTAATATATAAAGGTTTTACTACTTTTTTTAGATATTCAATTCTTTCTAATCTTTGCTCTACTAATTTAGTAGTGATTGCAATAATCATTTTAGCTGCAGGAGTATCTATTTCTCCTCTTAGTGCTTTCTGGAATGTGGTAGTACTTACTCCGCATTCTTCTGAGATTGCCTTAGCATCCCCGAACTTGAGATTATCTCGCAGTTCTTTTAAGTTGTAATGTTTCATATTTGTCGAGT